ATGCGCTGCACGCCGATCCTTAATAATATGATCATTTTTTTGTTTTAGCCTACACGCTCAAAAACTCCTATAAATAGGGGATAACAGCCTACAATTATTATTAACTATAGACTATTGTTGCTTTTTGCCTACATTTTATTATCTTTGCCTACAAATATCATTTTTATGGTTTATACAGTTTTAGATTTATCAAAAAAAATAGGAATAACCAGAGCTTCAATTTATTCATACATAAAAAGAGGAACTCTGTTGACTGATAATAATTTAATAGACGATGAAATAGAGCCAAATAAGACTTATTTTGAAAAAATGGGCTGGAATCAACCAGAAATCAATAAAAAAGAATCAGAGAAGGACGAAGAATTTCCAATAAGGGGGACGACTAGTTCAATTACCAATAAAATTAATTTACTAAAGGCAGCAAAGATAAATGAAGATGTCAAATTTGGGAAATTAAGAAACAAGAAAATTGAAGGCGAATTAGTCAGAACTGATATAGTCGGCCCCTTCGTTGGTGAAGTGGTAAGAAGGTTTAAGATATCAGTTGCAAACTCAACAGAACAACTTATAAGAGATATTTGTAGTGCCTATAACGTTTCGAGCGAAGATAAGACCGTATTTTTAGCAAGATTAATCGATATTATAAACGAATCATCCCAAATTGCAAACGTTGAGGCAAAAAAAGCTATCGAAAATAGCATATCGGATAGCCTTTCGCTGACAAAATGATAGTATCCAACCGAGAAAACAAAACAAAATGACATGAAAGAGAATTTAAAATTTGACAAACACAATTATAGGATTCACGGAGAAAAAAATAAAGAAGTAATAAAGAGTTCGCTAGAAGATAACGGATGCGGCCGCTCCATTCTTGTCGATAACGAGAATAACATAATTGCCGGGAATGGAGTTTATGAACAATGGGAGGGGAGACCAATAAAAATAATCGAAACAGATGGTAGTGAATTAATTGTCGTTAAGCGAAAAGACATTAATCCCGATGATCCAAGAGCAAAAAAATTGGCAATAACAGACAATTCGACATCAGACTTATCAACATTTGATTATGATTTATTAAAAGAGGACTTAAAAGACCTAGATTTTGAAGAGATCGACTATCTTGGAATCGATTACGACAAAATAGCAAGTGAAATCAATAAAGAAATAAAAGAGAAGGAAGACCCGTTTACTGAGGAGTTCAATTCTTTTGACGATAAAAATTGCGAAATGCCCATTGTCCCGGAATTCTTTGAAAAACACGAATGCTTTATAGTTGTTTGTCACAATGAAATTGACGAACGGTTTATTCGAGAATTATTTAATCTTAATCGGACTTTTCAAAGTTTTTCAGGGGATAAAAAAGAACGGAAATCAAATGTGATAGATATTGAGGAGGTTCGGAAATGTGTGAATTAAAGATAATAATTCCATCACGGAAAAGAGCAGAATCTGTTTTAACAGAATGCGATAATGCCATTTTATTGGTAGATGAAAAAGAATTTGAAGAATATAAAAAATTTAACAATCTCGAAATACATACGCATCCCAGTTTAAATAATTTGGCTCAAATAAGGCAATTTGCCTTACAAAAATATAAAAATGTTTTCTTCATTGACGATGATATTGTATCGATTGAGCGAACTTATCAAACGACCGGAAAATTGAACGGAAAAGAGGTTTACGAGCTAATAATAAAAACAGCCGATCAGGCAAAAGAGTTAGGAGCATCCTTGTTTGGATTTAATAACGATCCATCACCGACTCACTACAATCAACATAAGCCATTTATGTTAAATGGATACATAAACGGGTGTGCTTTTGGAATCTTAGAGAATTCAGGGTTATATTTCAATAAAAAAACAACGGCTTGTGAGAGTCATTGGATTAATTTGCTAAATGCATATAAAAATAGGTTCTGCTTCATAGACAAGAGATATCATTTCAGGCAAAAAACGAATAGCACCTTCAAACTTGAGGGCGGCCAATGTGGAAAACGAACATTATCATCTGAAAAATTAGACACTTTAATTCTTAGAAGAGCATTTGGCGAAAGTGTTGTCTTGAAAAAAGAGCAAAATAAAACAAAACAGCAACACGAATATCAAAGGCAATTAAATATTAGACTATGAAATATTATATTTACAACTTAATTTGTCCTCTAACCGGAAAAGTTAAATATGTTGGATGTACAAAGAATCCAAAAACGAGACATTCACAACACGTAAAGGATTCTTTCAAAAATAATACAGAGAAACAAAAGTGGATTCAAATGCTATTACATCAAAAAAGAGAACCGACGATGAAAGTAGTTGCTGAATTCGACAATGAAGTTGATGCCAGGAAGGCGGAAGAAAATGAGTGCATTAAACACATTGATACTATTTTAAACATCCACATGCCAGGCAAAGGAAGCAGGGATATTTCTTTTTATAAGAAAACAGGAAAGACAAAATGAAACAGATTGATGAGTTGTCTAAATATTTCGACTTCTCCGTAAGTCGTGAAAAACCAAGTGATTGGGCGGAAAAAAATAGATACCTACCTTCCGAGGTTTCGAAATATCCAGGAAAATACGATAAGCATCTATTTCCGTTTTGGATAGAACCATTAGACAAAATGAGCCCCGATGATCCAACGCATATAGTTACGATTAGAGGAGGAGCGCAAGGCGGAAAGACGATGAATTTTATTGAAAACGCGATAGGATTTTGGATCGCAAACCATCCGGCAAACATTATTCTTACAAGTGCTGACGAAGGCATGTCCAAAACTGTTATGTCTCAGCGGATCGATAGCTTAATTGCAAATTCGGGCATCAGCTATTTAATCAGACCAAACACATTAAAAAAGAAAAATTTAAAAACAGGCGATACCGATAGGCAAAAAGAGTTTCCGGGCGGATTTTTGTCTGCTCAATCCATCAAGGCTGTTGACAAAATTCGTCAAAATTCTTTTTGTTATGGGTTATTCGATGATTTTGAAGCCTCCGTGCGTTCTCAAAAGCAAGCGGGTGATGTTTTAGATTTGCTTCTTATGCGTTTTAACGCATATAGCGACAAAATGAAGGTCGCTTTCATTTCAACGCCTGAATTAAAAGCAAATTCCGTTATAGATCCAGCTTTCGACAGAGGGGATCAACGCTATTATTATATGCCATGTCCTGTTTGCGGCGAATTGATAACTTTTGAATGGCAAATTGAGCTAGACGAAGGTAAATTTATGGCAGGCGTAACATTTGAAAAGGACGAAAAAAACCATCTAATAAAAGACACCGTAGGTTATATTTGTCCAAAATGTCGGCAATTTTTTAACGAAATCCATAAAAGAAAAATGCTTAATGCGGGTTCTTGGATTCCTACAGCGATTCCCAGCCGTGAAGATTGGTGTAGTTATCAGATGTCGAATCTTTATTCGCCTCCCGGATTTTTTAGCTGGAGCCATTATGCCAGCCAATGGCTAGAAATTTACCCCCAAAGTGGAATCGTCCACGAATCAAAAAAACAGGTATTTTATAATTTAGTTTTAGGAAAATCTCACGAGCCGGATAATATTCAATTATCTGCAAATCTTATTTCTCGCAATATAAAAAATTATGAAATAGGAACCGTTCCTAATAAAATTTCTATTGAAGACGGTAATGAAGATATTATTATTTTAACGATGGCATGCGATTTGAACGGATTTGAAGACGATGCAAGACTTGATTACGAGATAACAGCACATTCGTTAACTGGCTCTACCTATTCAATAGATCATGGCAGTATAGGCACCTTTCAAAGAGGATTGCCCCGTGAAGGGAGAGAATTATTTAGCTACTATCGTGAGGCCGCCAATTCCGTTTGGCATAAGGTAGATGAAATGCTTCTTAAAGATTATAAGATTGATAGCGGAGGTACCTTAAGAATAGCAATAGCTGGAATTGACACCGGTTTCTTTACTCAACTAGCTTATGCCTACATAGATTCTCATCAATCAAATGTTTTAGTTGTTGGATTAAAAGGAGATCCGGATGAGAAAAAGCGAAATGTGGGAGCAGATACACCGATAATTAAAGAATCCCGGGAACGTATTGATATTTACATGGTTCAAACGAACCAAATAAAAGACATGTTGAGCGAATTTATGAAGCTTAAGCAGCAGGAGAGACAACCGCAACCAAGTAATTTTATGAATTACCCCCTTGGCTCAGAAGGTAAATATGACTATCGTTATTTTGATCAATACGAAAGCGAAGTAAGAAAGCCCGTACTTTCCGATAATGGTTCAGAACTTGCATATATTTGGACAAAAAAGACTAGTCATTCAAAGAATCACTTTTGGGATTGCCGTGTTTACAACCTAGCACTTCGAGATATTTTGGTTAAACGCCTTGGCCAAGCTTTAAAGACAAAGATTACCTGGGTGGAATTATGCCGATATTTAAAAAAGTAGCATTTATCTATTATTTTTTAAAAGTTCCGACAATCGAATTAACACTTTACAACACTCTGCTATTTCACACCCTATTTTATAATTACGTTTTAACAATTCAGCTTCCAAAAAATTCCAATACAGGAAAAACGAATCAAGGCAGCCTCTGCCATGCTCTAGTCTATTTATTGTATTCCGATGTAATCCAGTGCTCAAACTAGCCTCGTTAACAGTTATAAGCATGTTCAACCTGGTATCTTTCAACAATTCACCTAATCGTGTGGTTTTTTGGACTAGTTCAGCTTGCGTCATACTGGATTGTTATTTGTACACATATTTGTGCAAATATAACACATATTTTGAATAATTGTAAATTTATATCAAAATATTATCAAATGATAATCTACGATAATCCAGCTCAATATTTAGAATCCGCAGGTTCAGACTTGAAAGCTAGGATTAATAGGCTAACCGTTATCATTAACGGCCTTGAAAATATGATGGTTATTGCCGCTTCTAATGGCAATATCCTTAGCTATCAGTTCAATGATGGACAAAGCCAAATCAATACAACATACAGAACATTAAAAGACGTCACAGACGCTTTAAATGCCTTTGAAACTATTAGAACGAGGTTAATTAACAAAGCAAGCGGGCGTACAAATATATTAAGAGATGCCGATACGGTGCCTCGTAGAGTTTGGTAACATGGGAATAAGAACTAAAATAGCAGAACACAAAAAAAGAAAAGCAGAAGCAATGTTTAAGCTTATGGGTGCGCCCTATTATAGCGGGAACCAGCCTGTAATCTTTTCAACGTATTACACGGGCGAAAAAAACGCCGGCACGCTTGGGGCGATAAAAAATTATGTTCCCGATGTTCAAAGTTTGGCCGCTAGATCATGGCAGGCATATACCGAAAGCGAATTAGCGCAAATGGTGGTGAATACGTATATGCTTTGGGTGGTTGGAAGTGGTTTGAAATTCAAATGCGAACCCGAAAAAGACGTTCTTAAAAATACTGGAATAAATTTTAATGATATAATTGAAGTGACTGAAAGCCGATTCAATTTATTCATGAAAAGTAAGCGTTCAACAAATACGAGAAAGATAAATTTTCATCGATTTGTTTACGAGGCAAAAAAACATGCTATCATTTCAGGTGATGTTTTGATAATTCTTGATGCCGGAAGAGATGAAGAGAAAACAAAAAGCCCATCCGCGCGCATGATTGACGGTTAC